TGGTATCATCGCCCGAATTACGGGCGAAAAAAAACCGCGCTAGGCGCGGTTAATGGAACGATTTAAAATCTTCCGTGCTTTCTTTAAATGCTTGTATGCTTGATAGACCGCATCATTCTTAAGCATTGTTCCGTCTTCATAATCGGGAACGGCAAAAATCAATTCAAGGGCGAGGTGATCTATTTGCCCAATGAAAAATTCTATGTCCCCGAGTGTGTATCCGTCTTCGTCATTCATAGTGTTATCTCCGGTAGATTGCCCCCCATTGCGGGGGGCGTTTGTTGGTGAGGTTTACTTCTCGAACTTGAACTGCTTATTCACCTTGCAGCCGATGGAAAATGCTGCGGTCTGAATAACCTCCGAAACCTCTTCGGACAGTGTGGTGTCATCGTTGCGGCAAATCTTGATAATGGATCGAACCATTGTCTCGATTTTCTCACCATCGGTTTTAGTGACACCGCCACCGCCGCTTTTGGTGAGACCCGCCGCTTTCTTCAGACGTTGCCGGTATGGGCCCATTTTGTTCTGGGACGATTCTCGCGACTCCTGCTGGGCATCGGTCATCCCCTTGTTATTGGGTGCCGCCCAGCATTCGTACTCAGACATGCCGCCAAGCTTCTTCTGTTTTGCCTTTGACAGCTTGACGTAAGCAAGAGCCTCATCCAGTGACCGGCGAAATTGCGCGACCGTCATTGGATCACCTGCCACCAATATGGTGGTCTCTTTCGAGTCCGTTGCCGACATGGTTAGCACATTGGGTGAGACACCCATATCCTTGAACTTATCGTTGATCTGTTCGTAGATAGTGCCAAGCTTCTTTTCAGCAGCCTCAACGTGGGACTGGGCACCAATAACAAGCTTGCCCAGAGATTCGATAGCATCACGCTGTGCTTTTGTGATGACCACGGTTGGTGCTTTAGCGTCCGCACCTTTGACGTTACGATTGGACATATAGTCTCCTGATTATCGTAGGGTTATAAATCTAAACAGGCGTTTAGATTTGTTGCTGGCAGTCTTTGCCGCCAGTGGAGCCATTAACTCACAAGGCCCAATGAAACGCAACAACATCAGCGAGATTGTCATAACCTTTTATCACCTTCTACCATGTGACTAGGGACTCAAGGCCGGATCGGGGGCGGGTGGGGAACCCACGGGGCACGGGGCATCGGCTACACCAGCATTGACGCAACACCATTACTATTACTATTTCAGACGAACGATTACGTAGATTTTGGTTTTCTACCCTCCCCCTTTTTGGGGTATACCCTGTGCCAGTGGCATACCCAGTGGCATACCCAGTGGCATACCCTGTGCCAGTGGCATACCCTCTACCCTCCCCCTTTTTGGGGTATACCTAGCAAAAAAATTTCCGAAAAAACGCTCCGCAGGGGGTAGGGGGGTGCAAGATTCGGCGTTATATAGAAACACCCCCCTATGGGACTCCTAAACTACTTTACCTTTTAGTTTTTTATGCTATATACTCGCTCGCAACGGTTTAGTTACCTGCGAAACAATTTGTATGACACTTGAGGTTATTCCTGAGCTTGGAGTAGAAGTACCTGATGATATTGGGTACTTAGACCTAAAGAAGCGGCTTGAGGCGGCGTGTGCCACCGTCAAGGATTTGGAAGTGTACGGGTTGGACACCTCGACCCTGAGTGACTTTGACCACGAAATCGCCGCAACCCTCACCAACGCCTACGCTGAAGACCCTGAAAAAATTTCTCGCGAACTGACCGAACAACGGATGAGTGCATTGCTCACGCCGAGTTCCGTGGTACTTGTCAGTAACCTGTTAGACGAATTTGGTAGGTTGGTCGTCACCGATTCTGTAAAAATTCGCAACCTCATTACTAACAAACTTCTGATCGAAAGTGATAACGAAGACGCTAAGGTGCGACTCCGTGCGCTGGAGTTGCTGGGCAAGATCAGCGATGTGGGGTTGTTCACCGAGAAGCGTGAGGTGACGGTGACACACCAGACCAGTGACGAATTGCGGGAGACCCTGCGCTCCAAGCTGGCGAAGCTGGTAGGTGACGAAGTAATTGAAGACGCGGTGATTATAGAAAGTGAGTGAAGCACTGCCGTTTACGAAGCTAGAGCTTCAGATAATGCTAAAAAATCTCAACCAGTACACTGAGGCTGAGATTGAAGAAATCAACAGGCTGGTTGATGAATTACAAAGACGAGAGTACGTACAACGTTGCAAGGACGACTTGATTGAATTTTGTAAGCATATGCAGAGCGATTATCTTGTCGGTAAGCATCATCGAAAGCTTGCCGATATGCTCATGGCAACCGAGTCTGGTCAGAAGGACAGGGTTTGTATCAATATGCCCCCTCGTCACGGTAAGTCCCAGCTTACATCTACCTACTATCCCGCTTGGTTTCTTGGCCGCAACCCCGGTAAAAAGGTCATGTTGATTTCTCACACAGCCGATCTTGCTGTGGATTTTGGTCGAAAGGTACGAAATATCATCGCATCTGACGCTTACAAGGAGGTTTTCGGGGATGTGAGTCTCGCTGCCGATTCTAAGTCTGCGGGACGCTGGAACACTGACCACGGAGGCGAGTTCTACGCGACCGGTGTGGGTTCTGCACTGGCGGGACGCGGTGCTGACTTGCTGTTAGTCGATGACCCGCACAACGAGCAGGAAATCCTGAACGGCAACTACGAGATTTTTGATAAAGCCTACGATTGGTTTCGTTTCGGTGCTCGAACCCGTCTTATGCCGGGGGGTCGTGTGGCGATTGTTCACACGCGCTGGCACTTGGACGACCTGACGGGGCGGTTGACCCGCGACATGGCGAAGAACGAGGACATTGACCAGTACGAGGTGGTTGAGTTCCCCGCCATTTTGGATGTACAGCGTAAGGGTAAGTCGGTTGAGGTTCCCTTGTGGCCTGAGTTCTTTGACCTGAAGGCGCTACACCGCACCCGCGAAAGTATGCCCCTGTTCCAGTGGAACGCCCAGTATCAGCAGAACCCCACCGCTGAAGAAGCTGCCATTATCAAGCGCGACTGGTGGCGACAGTGGCGGGAAGAACGGCCCCCGTCCTGTGAGTACATCATAATGTCGCTGGACGCGGCGGCAGAAAAACACAATCGCGCTGACTACACCTCATTAACAACGTGGGGCGTGTTCTACAACGAAAAAGAGAACGCGTACCACATCATCCTGTTAAACAGTATCTGTGATCGCTATGAGTTCCCTGAGCTTAAAATGATGTGCATGGACAACTACGACGAGTGGGAACCCGATGCGTTCATTGTGGAGAAGAAAAGCGCGGGTACGGCGATTTATCAGGAGATGCGAAGGGCAGGGCTTCCCGTATCCGAGTACACCCCCCATAGGGGTACGGGTGATAAGCTGGCACGGTTAAATTCTGTTAGCGATATAGTATCATCAGGAATGGTCTGGGTGCCCGAGACCCGTTGGGCTGAAGAGCTAGTTGAGGAAGTAGCAGCGTTTCCTTTTGGCTCCAACGATGACAGGGTGGACTCAACCGTTATGGCTCTTATGCGCTTTCGTCAAGGTGGGTTTATACGCCTCCCCACCGACGAGCCTGAAGAAGTCGAGTATTTCAAACGGCGTAAAGGTGGATACTACTAATGGCTATTGAGAAAGGCTTGTACGAAGCGCCGGTTGGCTTGTCTGAAATGGGTGGCGATGAGTTAGAAATTGAGATTGTGAATCCCGAGTCTGTCACCCTTGATGACGGCAGCATGGAGATTTCGCTTATTGGTGGCGAAGCCGCTGCCCCTGATACCGAGTTTGAGGCGAACCTAGCTGAGTTTATTTCTGAAGATGTGTTGCAGCAGTTGGGTGACGAGCTAGTTGGAGAAGTCGAGAATGACATCACCAGTCGTAAAGAGTGGTCTGAAACGTTTGTAGACGGCTTGGATTTGCTGGGAATTAAACATGAAGAACGTAGTGAGCCATGGGACGGCGCTTGCGGTGTTTATTCCAGCCTGTTGAGTGAAGCGGCGATCCGCTTCCAAGCTGAAACTATGGCTGAGACCTTTCCAGCCGCTGGTCCTGTCAAGACCAAGATTATTGGGTTTGAAGACAGAGAGACCCGCGAGGCGGCTGAGCGTGTAAAGGTTGATATGAACTATCAGCTTACTGAGGTGATGGAAGAGTACCGAAGCGAACACGAGCGTATGTTGTATAGCTTGGGCTTGAGCGGTAGCGCGTTCAAAAAAATATACAATGATCCTAACTTGGCGCGTCAAGTG